GCGCGCCCGCGCCCGGAGCGGCGGTGCGCGACACAACAACGGACACCTGCGGCGCATGCCCGGTGATGGCGAGCGCCGCCGGCGCCGGTGACGCTTGCGCGCCGATCGCCAGCGCAGGCGCATGGCCGGTGAGCGCGAGCGCGCCAGCGCCGGGCTCTGCGTCCACATCGGCGTCGGGCGGCTGCACCGAACGCAGCGAGAGCGTGATGCCCGCCCAAGCGTTGGACGTTTGCGTCGCGGTGGTGTTGCCGCTGGCGCCCGCCGTCGCCATGCGCCCGTCAAAGATCGCAAGCCCGCCGCCTTGGCCGCTGCTCACGGTTTGATCGTGGCGCTCCTCCGCGCCGGTCAGGTTGGCGTTAGTTGGCGCGCCGGAAACGGTGGTGGTGCTGGCGGCGTCACGGTCCAACGCGACAGCATGCACCACGAGAGCATGCGCGCTCTCAGTGGTGATGCCGTTCATGGTCAGCGTGGTTGACGCCGCCGCGTTGAAGCCGATCGGCGTGGCCGCATCGAACGGGGTGGTGGGGTCCACATCCGAATAGGCGATGATGATCGCTGTCGTATGATCGCCGGTGTCTGTGACGGTGGGGTTGCCGTCGCCCGATTGCCACCAGCGATAGAACACGTCGATGCGCACGCCGCCCGCCGCCGCCGCCGTGCCGCGCCANNGCGTGACGTTGATCGTTACGTTCGGGCTGTATTCAACGTCCGAATTGTCATCGGTGGCGGCCATCCGCCACACCGCCGCGAACGATTCCTCCGTCCCGTCCGAGGTCCATTGCGTGGTGGCGGACGTTGGCGCGGTGGGCTGAATCTCCGTGTCGCCAGAGACGTATTCCCAAGCGAAGTGATAAGGGGCGTCGCCGAAGGTCGCATCGGCCGTTGTCGTGCCGTAGGTCTGCGGGCCGTTTCCAACCGCCTCACTGATCGCGCCGCCGCTCGTGATGGAGACGCCACCGCCAGCCGCAGCAGGGTCGATCGAGAACGCCAGCGCTGCGGCGGCGGTGATCTCCTCCGGGTCAACGACCGTCCACGCAATCGCCGTTGATGCCGCGCCCGGCACAGTGGCGACGTGAAAGGCCAGCTCGCTATAGAAGCTGTCTTCATTGACGCGCTCGGTTTGCGAGCCGCCGGGGCCGGTGAGCCCGGTCGCCCAGGCGCAGCCGACGCCGTGCACGACAGCGTCCGTCTCCGAGCTGACGGCGACATCAAGCGCGGTGCCGCTCGTTGGGGTGTGCGAGTTGACGCCGCTTGTCGGGGTGGTCTGATCGACGCCAGTGTAGGTCGTCGCGGCGATGAACGCGACGAACGTGCTGGTGAACGTGACTACAAGGTTGGCCGTGGTGACAGCCGGCGCGACCTCACCCCACGCGGCGACGCGGGTGGCGCCGTCACTGCTGAGTTGCGACGCGATGGACGATAGCGCGTTGCCGTTCCATGTCGCGCCGGTGATCGCACCGCCGCCCCAGCCGTTAAAGCCGCCAGCGCTGGCGACTAGGAATCGATCATCACCGGCGGCGACCGATACCGATACCGAAAGGCTGGTGACGTTCTCCGATGCGCCTGCGGTTGAGACGCTGGAGCCGTGCGCAACGGCCATGGCGTCAACCCCAGCTCAGCGTGATTGCCGTTTCCACTGCAAACGCCGCCACCACGCGCGCGGTGATCTCTGACCCGGCAAGGATGCCCGGCCCGCCATTGGGGGCGGTGGCGCGGAAGGTCAGCTCATCCGGCGTGGCCTTCGCACCGCCCATCACACCGGCGCTGCAAAGCGGGCCGTTTTCATCGTGCAGCTCAAGCACGACTTCCCCCGCCGGCCAATCGTGCCGAGCGAAATCCGCGCGCACCCACGCGCACGCTGCATCGAGCGTGACGCCGGCTGGCGCGGGATCGCCGGGCGCAACCACACCGCGCGGGAGGATAACAGCCGAGCCCATGCGCTTTAGCTCAGCGAGAAGATGCCGTCCGCATCGATCAAGATCGTGAACGTGCCATCGGTGACGGCGATCGTGCCGCCAGTGTCAAGCTCGCACACCGCCAGAAGATCCTTGTTCGTGGCCGTGTCGCTATAGATCACCGCATACTTGATGCCGGTTTTCGTCATGCTCTCCCATTGCGGATCGGCGCAATCAAACGTGACCGTGCCGCCGCTGCGATTCCAGGTCACGCCGCTGAGCGTTGCGCCGCCGGTGGCGTAGCCGTCGCCGTTGGCAAGCTCATGCGTGAGGTCAGCATAACGCGCATCGGTTGATGCGCCCGCAAAGTCAGCGGCGATCGCTTGCGTCGCCAAGCAAAGCGCGACCTTGAACGTGTGCCCGTCCAGATCAAACACGCCATCGGCGAGCTTTTCTTTGGCGCGATCAAAAACAATCCATGGGCCAGCGGGCATGGTGCGTACTCCTGCGGTGTGGTTGGGGTTTAGCGAGTGCGGGTGGCGCGCTCGACGCGAGCGTCATGCTCGCGTGCGAAGCGCTCCATAGTTTTTGCGGCGATGCGCTCGGGCGCGCCTTGCCCGGCGCGGGCGATCACGGCGCGGGTGTCCAGCTTCTTTGGAATGGTCACGCTCTTGCGCACCATGAACAGCGCCACGAAGCGATCCTTGCCAGCGCGGTTGCGCGTCCATGCGCCAAGGAAGCGGCCCTTGCGCGTGTTGAACCAAGAAAGCTTGCCGTACTTCTGCGTCATCGCCTGGATGACGCGAGCGAGCCGGCCCGATTGCTCTGTGAACGCCGGCTGCTTGAAGCGCGCGGCTTCCTGAATTGGGATGAGCAGGCCGTCGCCTTTGGCGGTGATGGTGATGCCGGTTTCGAGGTGGTCAAGCGGCATCGCGGCGTTGGTGCCGAGAATGTAGGCGGGCCGGTTGGAATAGGGCGGGGGCTTATGCGGGAAAATATCGCCGCGCCAAGAGGTCGCCATGCGGCGAGCGCCTTTGATCGGCGCGGCGCGCACGCTGTTGCGCGCGGCCTCTTTGATTTTGTCGCCTTCCTCTTTGGTGGCGCGCCACTGGCATTCAAGGAATAGATCGCGCTCTGCATCGGCGATCTTCGCCAGTGAGCCGAGCATGTTGGCCTGCAGCTTGAAGCCAGAGCCGTCGCTATAAGCCTTGAAGCTCACGGCGTCGGTTCCGCTGGCGGCGTCACGCGCGCCACCGGCACGGTCCAGCGCCGGCCATCGTCATCATCAACAGCTTGTTTCGCGGCGATCGCACGCCACACGCCGGCAAGCGCAGGCGGTGCGGCGATGGTGAACGTGTCGCCCTTACGCGGCGCGTCCGGCAGCGCCGACTTGCGCACGACAAAGCGCACGTCGGGCGTGGTGGTGCGCGCGTCGATAAGGCCAAGCTCGGGTTCTGGCAGGAACGGCTCAACCACGCACGCGATTGGATCGGCCTCGCCGGATTGAAACAGCGCGGCCACGCCCACGGCGTCCTCAATGTCAGCGTCGAGCTGATCAAGATCGTCCCAAATGCTCATGGGGGCGTCCGCCGAAAGCAAAGAAGGGGCCAGCGCGACGGCTGGCCCCTTCGATTTCTGTTAGGTGTTCCGCGCACGCAGCAACACGCCGGGGCGCGTGCAGATGTTGAGCGGGTTGGATTGCGCCTCAAGGTCAACGCCCTTGTTGTGCGGCAGCATGTGCGCCGAAGCGTAGCGCGGCAGGCCGGGCGTGTTGACCGCATCCCAATAATCCGCCGGAGCGAACACGGTTTGGAAGAGGTCCGGCACGCCCTTCGGGAAGAAGCGCGCCTTGCCGGCGCCGACCGCGACCGCGCCGCTGCCGCGATAACGCTGCCAATCGATGCCACCGAAGTGGAAAACATCATTGACCCACGACTCGCGGAGGCGAGCCGCTTGCTGTTGGAACATGAACGTCTCGCGCACCTCGGCATGCGTGGTGAGCTGGTCCCAAAAGGTATTGTCGCACAGCGCGTGAATGCCGGTGTAGGGCACGCCGCCAAGCGCGGCTTCCATGCCGTACACGACCTCATTGCACTTGCGCGCAACCACGCCGACGGCCGGCGTGTTGTTATCGAGGTCGAAGTCGATCTCAGTCGGCTCGGCAATGCCGAACACGGTGAACAGGTTTACCAGCACCGATACGCCATCGGAGTCGAGCACACGGCCCTGGATTGCACCAAGGCGGTGATATTCGAGTGTGAAGTCGAGATCGCGCGCCATGCGATTCAGCTTTTTGTCGCGGGCCTGCTCAACGGTGATCTGCTGATCTTCCGAGCCGAACTGGCGCACGCCAAGAATGCTCTCGGCTTTCAGCGTGTCGTTCTTTTGCAAGTGCGGGATGAGCAGCGACACCGCGTCGCGTTTCACTTCGACTTGCGTGGCGCCGGGCGCACCGCGCTCGGACGTGGGCACGAGTGCGAGCAAATCGCCTTCGCGTTCCACCACGATGGACGTGGTGGGCACGCCATCAACGGAGAAGATGCCGAGGTCGCGCAACAGCGTGGGCTGATAAGCGACATTATTGATCGACGCCGTGAGGGCGGTCGTGGTGAAAAAATCCGGCTTAAACGGATCGGGGATCATTGGCGTAAGCCTCCAATGTGGACGCGCGCGAGCGCGCCCCCGCGCGGTGTGCGCGGTGGTTTAAACGATGGGTTTGTGGCGACGCCCGCGTTAGCTGCGGACGATGATGCCTTCGGCGGCGAGGTGGCCGATCAAGGCGGTGATGTCCGTGCCGTCCGCATCCGCATGGAAAGTCAGCGCGTCGCGTTTCACTTCGGCGTCGCGGCGCAGCACAAGCGCGCGCTTGGCGGCGCTGGATGCATCGCAATCACGCAGCAAAATCGCTTTTGCGGTTTGCGTGCCGTTGCTCGCCGGGGTGGAATTGTCAGCGATTGCGTAAGCGCCGCCGCTGGTGACAATGCCCAGCACCGTGCCGGCCTTGAGGTTTTGCCCCGACGCCAGCGTCACGCTTTCGCGCGAGCGATGGCCGTTGGCTTCGGAGAGAATGACCTCCTCCGGGTAAGCGCCTTCCGTCATAGACATGATGACGTGTCCTTTGTTTCGATTTCAGTGTGAAGGGTGAGAGATCGCGCGCGCGTTAGCCGGTCTTTGTGCCGGCGCACGCCGCGTAATAGTCGGCAGCCGGTTTCAGGTTCACGACTTTGCCGGAGCGGTTGGGCGCCGGCGCATCGGCGCTGAGGCGTCGAGCGGCGGGCTCATTTTCCATGCGCGCGGCCAAGCCGCCGCCGGTCTTACCCGCCGCCGGCGCCATTGCGCGGAACGCGGCAAAGTTCACGCCCTTGGCGATCGCGGCGAGCGCAAAGCCAGGATTTGCCTTTGCCTCTTTCGAGGCGGCGATGCGGCGAGCCGATTTCAGAGCGGCCGCCGCGCGCTTGGCGCTGGGCTGCTCTTCTTCGTCCTCAGCTTCGGGATCTTCTTCGTCCGTGGCCTCGGTTTCCTCATCCTCGCCTTCGGCGGCGTTTTCGGATTCTTCATCCTCTTCGACCGGCGGCTCGCCCTCGGACTCTTCGTCCTCGTTCACGATCTCATCGATCTTTTCTTCCTGTTCTTCTTCGCTCAAAGCTTTGCGGGACAACACGGCTTTGATGCGCGCGAGTTTACTCGACATGGATTTCTCCACTATTTGCGCGCCGCTTTTTGGGTGAGCCGCTTTCGGGGCGGCGGCGCGGCCCTGGAAGCGGAAACGGAAGGGGTGTGAATCGCCAGAGCGGAATGACGCACGTGGGCGATTAGGGAATGGTAGGCGTCCTCTTCGCGCGCGATTTCGTCCACCAAGCCTAGCTTAATGCCAGAGCGCGCGGGATCGGGGTGCGACGCCATCATGCAACCGGCCTCAGTGGCGAGCAGCTTGGCGCGCGATAGAAACTCACGGCCCGCGCTCACGTCCGCAAGGAAGCGTTCGCCAACCGCATCGATCTCGGCTTGCAGATCTTCACGCGCGCTTTCACTCAGCGGAGCAAACCAGGCGCCATCGGTTTTCTTAGCGCCAAACTGAATGGGCGTGATCTTAACGCCGTGCTTTTCCAGCGCTTCGGAATGATCCTCATGCACGATCACCGCGCCGATCGATCCAACCATGCCCACGGCGGGGGCAAAGATGCGATCGGCCTGTGACGCGATCCAATAGCCGGCGCTTGCGGCCATGTCGGCATATACGAAAATGGGCTTGCCATCTTCATTGCCGGTTTCACGCAGCGATCGCATGTCCTCTGTCAGCGCCTCCAGCGTGCCGCTGACGACGCCGCCTGGGGAGTCCATGCGGATAAAGATGCCCTTCACGCGGGCGTCGGCGTGCGCCTCATGCAGCGCCGCGCCGATCGCGTCATATCCCCAAAACACAGAGCCGGAGATTGAGCTAAAGCCGCGATCCATGAGCGCGCCATCGATCTCAAGGCAGGCGATGCCGTCACACAGCGTCCAGCCAAAGCCCTCGTGCTCGGGTGCGCTCGCAAAGCTTGGCGCATAGGCGGCGGGTTGCATCGGCCCATCGGCCATATCGGGTTGTGCATACGCGCCAACGCCAAGGCGCTTTAGGAATTTCGCCGGCTGCCGCGCCAAGCGCTCATGCCGCATCGCGCCCGCATCGAAGCTGAGCGCACGCAGGGCAAGCTCTCGCGCCGCCGGCTCAGTCATGAGCAGCGGGCGCCCGGCATAGCGGGCGATGCGGTGAATAGACATGGTGCGCTCCTTACGCCGCCGATTCCGAGGGGCGCGCGTCGGGGGAGGCCACCACTTGCGGCGCGCTCGCCGCAGCCAACGTCACGCCGCCGGCAGGGGCGG